GTGGGAATAGCTCTGGCTATCTGTGGGTGGATGAGTTCGTCATTAACGGAGTGAGCGCACCCAGCTTTGACATGGCTAACGTGGAGGTGGCTACCCTGGCGTTGGCAGGGTCGGTTGACGGCCATACTAATTCCTCGACGCTTAACAGCACCATCTCAGAGATAACGATTCTCAGCACCAGAGGTTCTGGTAAATTCGTGGCAGAGAGTGGTGCTGTTGACCGTATCGTCGTGATGTTTTTGGCAGATGCCAATATCTCTACGCTCACTTTCGATAATGTGAAGTGCAGTGTGGGCGGGTGGGATATTGACCACGTTAAGGCCGGGAGCATTTCCCAGGACGCTACGTCCAGATTCGGGGACGGCGACGGCATCAATGTCGCTGACTATGTAGTGAACCAGACTGTGTCCTACCGTACCAGTACGGACAGCCTGGTGGACACATCAATAAACGTCAGGTAGGGGGGCAACGTAGTGCCAGCTAGGAGTGAGAAGCAACGGAAGTTTTTCGGCGCAGAGCTGGGGAGGAAACGGGCAGGTAAGCGGACCCGCACTCGTATGAGCGAGGAGTCGCTCGAAGAGTTCGCAGAGAAACCCGTGCGTAAACGCAAGAAGAAGGTGTAGCGTGAAGGTCCGTCAAAGCCTACGGAATGAGCTAAACCCCGATACCCAGGCTATGTACGAGATGCTGGAGACTATGCCCCTCGACCAGAGGGAGCACGGGTACTCCACGCAGATGGATGTGGTCTGTTGTAACAAGAGGTTTATCCTCATGTCCGGCGGTGAGCAAACCGGCAAGTCCCTGACGGCAGCTAATATTTTGCTGGACAGGATGTGGGATGTACCGGAACCGTCACTCTTCTGGCTTGTAGCGTCGGATTACGACGGCAACCGCAGGGTGTTCGATTATGTGAGGGACGGACTGGAGCGGATGGGGCTGTTGCAGTACGCCTCAAAGAGGGTAGACCCCGGTGTGATACTGGTGAGGTCGCAAGACCCAACCAACCCCAAGCCCGGTGTGCGGATCGAGACAAAGAGTGCTGCGGACCCCAGGAAGATGCGTATGTTCGCACCCCACGGCATTGTGGCTGACGAGGCCAGTCAGCTTGACCTGGAGATATTCAACAGAATGATGACCAGGGTCATGCCCAAACGTGGCTGGCTTGTGCTCTCAGGCACGATGGAAGGCTCGCTAGGCTGGTTCCCTGGGCTGGTGGACGCCTGGGCCTATGGTACGGAGGACGCTCAGAGTTTCAAGGTGCCGTCATGGCTCAACACCATGCTGTATCCCGGAGGTAGGAATGATCCAGAGATCCTCCGGTTTGAGCGTGAGTCCGGGGACGATTACTTCATGGAGAGGATGGCCGGGGTGCCAAGACCTCCCTCCGGCAGGGTGTTTCCCGAGTTCCGACCTGATGTACACATACAGGATGTGGAGTGGGAGCCCGGTGAGCCGGTGTACCTCTGGGAAGACCCAGGCTACGGTGGTGGTAGTGCTCATGCTATTGAGTTTGCCCAGGTTATAAACGGGCAAATACGAGTGTTTGATGAGATCTATGTGCGTGGGCTCATACAGAAAGAGGTTATCTACCTGGTCATGAAGCAGCCCTGGTGGGCTGACGGGGCAGGTAGAGTGCTTGTCTCTGACCCCCACTACAAAGACCAGCACCATTCCATGGACTCCGTGTCTGAGGTCTGGATGGATGAATCTGGACTCTATGCCGGGGGTAAGAAGATTCGGATACTCGAAGGCGTTGAGAGGATGAAGGCTTTTCTGAAGCCTGATCCTCTCACTGGTGTGCCGGGGATTATCTGGTCCCCGCGGTGTAGGGGTATCCTCAGTGAGTTCGGAGCCATGCCTCATCCCATCGCGCCATATGAGGGACAGACTAAACTGTACCGCTGGAAGACCGATAGGGATGGTAATGTCGTAGGGGAGATACCCGAGGATTCAAACAACCATGGCATAAAAGCGTGTATCTATGGTATGGTGGAAAAATTCGGGTATGGTTTATCCCGGAGCAAAACCGTTATCCCGGTCAAACGGTGGGGGCCACCTGGACGAGGCAAATCTGCACTGATAGGGGCTAAGTAGAATGGCTCTAAACGCCCAGAAGATCGCCGCCATGGTTGCGGAACGTGAAGTCGATGTGGATGAACTCCGCCATCGCATGGAAGATGATTACACAAAGTTATACAGGCTTGATCCCTTTACACCCGATGATCCAGATAAGTCTGTCTATACCTCCAATGACCCGAGGACTGCTGCGGATAAGCTGATAGCCCTCATCGCTGGTGCTCCCCTCACTATGACAATCAACAACGTGGGGCAGCAGCCGAATGTTAGGGAGCGGAATAATACCAAAGAGCGGTTCCTGATTGGTGGATTACGCAGTGTGGATGAGTGGTTGGAGGCGCAGTTATTGCCACCGCTTCAGGGGCAGCTTGCTTTCTTCGCACTCGTCCGGGGTTTCACCTGTGGCCGAGCTACTTGGGTGAAACTCAAGGATGGCTCGTCCCGGTTCGAGGTCATGCCCTGGGATCCTCTCAACACATATTGGCAGGTGTCCCGCAACGGATTGGTCTGGATAGCCCACAAGACCCGCATGAGCAGTGAGGAGATCGGGGAGTTGTACGACTTTGATATCGGCGGGACAGGCGAGGAGAACGGAGCGGACGTCATTGACTACTATGACCAGAACGAGTTCGGCGTTATTATCCATGGCGAGTTTGTAGTAAAGCCAGAAGAGTATGCCTGGGGTACAGGCAAAGTCCCTGCATGGGTGACGGCAGCGGGATTCGCTCCGCCGATACAGGCACTCAAGGCGGAAGATACTATCCGTGACTTTGGCGAGAGTGTCTTCAAACCCATACGTGACACCAACGATGTATACAACCAGTTAACGTCCGACTTCCTTACGCTGGTGAACTACGGGTCGAAGCCAAGCTATATCGTGAAAAGCCATGGCGGGTCTAAAGTCCTGGCAGAGAACCCCTTGCAGCAGGCTTCCGAGGTCAGCTTGGATACCAATGAGTCTATCGAGCTTATTGATATTGCCAAGATGTCAACGGACGCAGGCCCGCTGCTGGCTCTACTTAGTGCGGAAAGCCAGAGAGGGCTGATACCGTACAACCTGTTCGGGCAGCAGGATCTAGCGATCTCAGGGTTTGCCATCAACCTGCTCCGCCAGGGAGCGGGTGATAAGGCAGACCCGTTTATTGCCGCCGTCATGGGTGCGTACCGACAGATCTCAGGGCATATGATCTCACAGTACGAGGACGGCAAATTTAGTTCTGTGAATGTCAGGGGTAGACATGGAGAGGTATGGTTTGACGAGGAGATCAAAGCAAACGATATTAAGGGGCTCAGCCCTCCTGAGATCAAGCTAGTACCGCGGTTACCACAGGATGACATGCAGAAGTTCGCTATGGCGCAGCAAGCCAGACAGGGGACTGTACCTCTGTTCAATGACAGGTGGATACATGAGAATATCCTGGGGATACAGGATGCGGATAAGATGGCTGAGGCTATTAAGACTCAGCTAGCTGAACGCTCTGACCCCGTGGCAGCCATCTGGACGCTCCGCAAGGCTCTGGTTGAGCAAGGAGAGGAGGACCTGGTAGAGATTTACAACCTCAAGCTTGCTAAAGTCTTGCAGGAGTCGGGACTTATACCCAAACCAGCCCCTCCGCCACCGGAAGCAGGCCCACCAGGAATGTCAATGCCGGGAGGCCCTCCCCCAGGTATACCAATGCCCGGAGGCCCGCCACCAAGGTTCGACCCCAGGGTAGCTCCTAACGCTGCTATGGGGGCACCGCCCCCTGGCCCAGTCCCTCAGCCGGGACCTAATGTCCCAGCAGGGAGTCCAAGGCCAGGAGCCAGGAACCCGTTAAGTAGACTGCTCAGCAGATTCAGACCCGGAGGTTAAAAATGAGATATCAACAATTAGCGCAGCAACTCATGAACGGTGAAATTACCCTGGATCAGTTTCTCGCTGAAGTACGCACCCTTGGTGAGTCCTTTCCTCAGATAGAAGATGATATAGCCAAGTATTTGGTAACGGTGCAGGGTCAATCGGAAATAGACGCTTTTAACATCGCGCAAAATACAATAGCAAATCTATCCAGTGACCCGTACGAAGATCGCAACCGAGATTATTGGGCTGGCCTCCTCACCGATAGAGAGTTTGCCGTCGAGGCAAACAAGCTGGGCGCAGGACGTGACCAGATTGTTGCGAGTATGCAGGACAAATATGATTACATGGATACACCGTTTTCGCAGTCTGAGATTGACCAGATTATGCAGGGGCTAGTTGAGCCGAGTGGTACTACGGGTGGTATTACGGGTGGTATTACGGGTGGTCAAAATATAGGCATGACTGATCCTGGCGGCGTTATGATACGCGACTGGACGCCGGAAGAAAAACGCTTGCTGTCTGAGCAGCAAGAGGGGCAGCAATTTTCCCGGTTTCTACAATCTCAGTTCGGGTCTGGTGCGATAAGCGGTCCCTTGCAGAGGGGGACAGAGAGGATGTTTGCGCCGGTGCGCGGTGGCACCGACTGGGAGCCAAGCTTTTTACCCCTTTTTGAGGCGGGCGGAACTCCTGGTCAGACTGGGGACTTCTACAACTTCCTCCAGCGGCGCGGGTTACAACCGTTCACACGAGAAGAGTTAGGGGGGCAGCTTCGCGAAAT